GCGGCAACCGCGGTAACCGAACCCGTTACCCGGGCAGAGGCCAAAACGCACCTGAACATCGACCACACCAATGACGACACCTATATTGACGCCCTGATCACCGTGGCCCGGCGCAAGGCAGAGCAGTGGACCCGCAGAAAGTTGATCCAGGCCACTGTTACCGGATACCTGGACGCCTGGCCGTCCGGCAACTCCATTGTGCTTCCGTTCGGTAACCTGTCGTCGGTGACGTCGATAAAGTACACGGACACGTCCGCCACCCAGTCCACCATGAGCTCGGCGGACTATATTGTTGAGGCGGGCACGGAGCCGGGCAAAATCGTTTTGGGGTACGGCAAAAGCTGGCCGTCCGCTTCGCTGTATCCATCCAACCCAATTGAAATTATTTTTGTCTGCGGGTACGGCACCACCGCGGACACGGTGCCGGAAATGATCCGGCACGCCATTAAAATCATGATCGCCGACCTTTATGAGCAGCGGCAGGATGAGATTGTCGGCACCATTTCCAAGAACATTGCGGCGGCCAGGGAGCTGTGTTTCATGTACCGGCTGTGGGCCGCGTCGCAGGTGCGGGTGTTGCAGGAGTAGACAATGGCGTTTGGCATCGCAGACTATCGGCACACGGTTGCCATTCAGGAGCAGACCGACACGGCAGACGGCATGGGCGGGTTTACCACCACATGGGCCGACGTGTCCGGCATGGGGTCTGTGCGGGCCGCGATCTGGCCGGTGCGGGGTGACGAGCGGATCGAGGCATTGAAGCTGGAATATAAGGGCCTGTATAAAATCAGAATCCGCTACCGGTCCGGCATTACCACAAAAAACAGGATCTACTGGTCAGACGGGTCAAAGACATTCAACCTTATTGACATGGCCAACCTTGACCATAAAAACAAGGTGATAGAGTTTTTAGCCACCGAGGCGGTGTGAGCATGGCGCGGGTAAAGTGGGACACAAAAGAGCTGGAACAGAAAATGGCCAACGTGATCCATGCGGCCACCAGGGAAGGGGCCGCACTGGTGGCAAGCCGTGCCCGGAGCCGGGTGAAATGGCAAAGCGGCGCGCTTGCCACGTCCATCCGCATTCAGCCCAGCAAGTTCGGCGGGCACCTGGTGGTGGCAGACGGCGGCGGCGGTGGCGAGCATTACCATGCCTCTTTTGTGGAGCTTGGCACGTTCAAGGACCCGGCCCAGCCGTTTTTGCGGCCTGCCCTGGACGACAGCCGGCATGGCATTGAGGAAATTTACCGCGGCAAACTGGAAGGGTGACAATGAAAGAGGTATCCACCGCCATTTACAACCGGTTCAACCACCACAAGGCCCTTTCCGCTTCGGCGGCCGTGAATGTGGGCACCGGCGTGGTGGGGATACCGTGCGCGTCCCACGGGTTTGCCACCGGCGAATATGTGGTGATCGACGGGACAGCCAACTATGACGGCACCTACGCGGTGCTGGCCTCGTCAACCACCAACCAGATTAACATCACGGCCACGTATGCGGCAGAGACGTTTGCAATAACGGATTACGCCTCGTCCCGGCTGTATGACGCTGTGTCCGGCAGGCTGCGGCATGTTCAGGCCAAACAGGCGGACACGTTTCCATATATCGTTTTCGGCCCGGTGTCTGCCCCGTGCGACTGGAATTTTAACGAGGAGTTCCGGGCCGTGAGGTATGCGTTTGCCATCTACGATCAGGATAGCAGCGGGTCAACAGCCGGTGCCATTCAGCAGTACCTTGAGGAGTGGTTCAACAACTGCTCGCTTTCCATTTCCGGGTGGCGGTTTTTGTCCATGGTCATGGCGTCCGTGGTGCCGCAGAACGATCTTTCCGAGGTGCCGCCGGTAATGGGCGTTGTGTCGGACTGGATCATTGAAATTGAAAGGGACAAATAATGGAAGAAACACAGACCATTGATATTGTTCTTGATGCCGGGTCAGACAGCCTGGAGGTGTTCGGGGGCCGGTATGAGGGAGGGCTGTGCTTACAGCAGGTGCCGGATGAAATCGCGCCGGTCCTGGACCTGTTAAAGGAAAAGCTGAACCCGGACGGTGTAACGCCCATTCTGGTGCTGGAGATCGGGTCGGCGGCCGGCGGAACCGTGGCCCTGATTCACCGGGTGATCGGCATCGAGGCGGCGGTGCTGGTGGACGACAACGCCCATGGCAGGGCGCACATGCGGCCGGATGTGCTTTGTGATGTTCCGGCAACCGAAATTGTGGGCGACTCCAGCGACGATAACGTGGCCTCGCAGGTGGCTGATGCCGGGTTTGACTTTGACCTTTTGCACATTGACGGCGACCACTCCTATGACGGGGCAAGCGCGGACTTTGAAAAGTACGGCGCCCTGGTGCGGCCGGGCGGGTTTGTGATGTTTCATGACACGGTGCACTGGTCAACGCCGGGGGTAAAAAAGCTGGTTAGCGAGATCAAAGCCATGGACAACTGGGTTTGCGCCGGCGAGTTTGTGTCTGCCACCCATGCCAACCCCTGCGGCATCGCCCTGTTTCAAAAACAGAAAGGCCCTGAAATTGAATAGAAAAGTCTCAATCATTATCCCGGTTATCCGGCCGGAGTCTGCAAAGCGGTGCGTGGCCGCCATTGCCGCCAACGCCGGTGTTGCCGCCGACACTTTTGAGGTGATCACCGCGGAAGACACAAACAGGATCGGGTGCCCGAAAATGGTGGACCTGCTGACCCGCCAGACAAGCCACGACCTGGTGATGTTTCTTGGGGATGACACCATTCCGGAGCCCGGTTTTTTAAAGGCGGCCGTGGCTGCCATGGACACCCTGCCGGACGGGTGGGGGGTGGTGGGGCTGGCCACCGAGGACCCGGCCGGCATCAATGACCGGGCGCACTGGCTGGCCCACAAGAACATGCTGGCCCACATGGGCGGGGCGTTTTTCCCGATTGAATATGTGCACTGCTTTGGCGACGACGAACTAAAAGACGTTGCCATTGAGCTTGGCCGGTGGACCGTGGCAACGGACTGCCGCATCGGCCATGACCACCCGATCAACAAAAAGGGCCAGGCAAACGACCCGGACCTTGCCAGGGTGTACAACAGCGAGAACTGGAAGCACGACCAGAAAATTTACCGCCAGCGCAAGCTGGCCCGGGCAAGGAAAGCCGTGGCAATGGCCGCCGGGAAAAAGCCCGTCCGGCAGAAAAAAAACAGGCACCCGGTAAAGCTGGCAATAGGGTGGCCCCTTACCAACCAGATGGTGCACAGCCAGTTTGTTTACAGCTTTATCGCCATGGCCCAGCGGGACTACACGTTTCTGGTGCCGCGCTTTCCCGGCAGGATCGACGCGGTGAGAAACGACATTGTGTCCCAGGCGCTTGACATGGGCGTTACCCATCTGCTGATGACCGACACGGACCAGATTTATTACGACACCGACACCATTGAAAAGCTGCTTTCCCACAACGCGCCCATTGTAATGGCACCGGTGTTCCGCCGGTATCCTCCGTTTGACCCCATCATGTTTCGGGGGACCGGCGACGTGGCCGCCCCGGTTCCCATCGAGGAGCTGCGGGCCGCCATCGAGCAGGGGGCAACCCTGGAGATAGACACCACGGGCATGGGGTGCGTGCTGTTTGACATGCAGGTGTTTTTGGATATACCGGCCCCGTGGTTTTCCCTGCCGGACTGGGGGGAGCGCGGGCCGGGTGAAGACATCTATTTCTGGAGAAAGGCCAGCCAGGCGGGATACCGGATTCTGGCGGACTGCTCAATAAAAGTGGATCATCTTACCACCATGGGGGTGGGATATGAGACATGCATGCTGTTCAACCGCATAATGGAGGAAAGACCCAATGGCAAACGAAAGCAAAAGCGGGCATAACGCCAAGGTAACGCTGGGCGCCACCCAGATTATCGGCATCGGCTCCTGGGGGTGGTCCGGGTGTTCCGTGGCCATGCTGGACGATACCGAGTTCGGCGACAACTACGACGATTACGTTGCCGGGCTGGTGAGCTGCGGCGAGGTGACGTTTAACGGCAATTTCAAAAAGGACGACACCACGGGCCAGAATTACCTGAAAAGCTGTTTTTTGAACCGGCTTGACCTGACTTCCCTGCGCCTGTACGTGGACCAGACCAGCTACTACACGCCGAACAATACCACGGCGGCCGGCGGCGGCATTCCCGGTGAAACACCCATCGGCCACGTAAAGATCAAGAGCTGCGACATCTCTTTTGACAAGGGGGCGCTGGGCACCATTTCGTTTACCGCCCAGGTGTGCGCTGCTCCGCTTCGGCTGATCTGATAAAGGAGGCGTGATGAGGGTATCCGCGAAAATGGAGCGGTGGTTTCCGGTGGCCGACGATCCGGACGGGGCCGAGGTGCTGGTGGCCCATTTGGGCATGGGCGAGCTGTCCCGGATCAACGAGGAGGTTTCCCGGTCCGAGACCAGATACCGGGCCACGCCGGACGGGGACCTGTCGCCTGAGGTGGTGGTGTCTGCCGATGCCGGGGAAGCCGGCCGCCGTGTGCTGTGCGCGGCGGTGCGGGACTGGAAAAACTTTTTTGACGAGTCCGGAAAGCCTTTGGCCTGCACAGACGCGAACAAGATGACGGCCCGGACCCGGATCGACGGGTTTGCCGAGTTTGTCCGGTCCTGCCGGGAGCGGCTGGCCATGGACGCGGCTGCTGAAAAAGGACACCTGGAAAAAAACTGACCGAGTTCTGCGCCCAGGCCGCGGAACATATCGGGTGTGACCGGTGCCGGGCCACACACAAAGCCTATGGAAGCGAGCCGCCGTGCGGCCCGCAAAACAGCATTATTCCGGGACAATGCGACCAGATGAACGTGACGCTGGCCGCAGGGAACCGGGAAGCCTGGGAGCTGTACCGCCGGGTGGTAAACCAGACCATTCCGGACGGTTTCGGGTCCGGGCCGGTCAACCGGCTGACGGTATATGAGACCATGGACCGGATGAACATTCCAAAAGAGGGCCAGCTTGAGCTGGCAGACCTGGTGTGCCGGGTGGCGACACGGGTACGTGAACGCAGGGAAGCGGGGGCAAAACAATGAAACTTGGCGTTCGGGTGGGCGGGGCCTATGTGGGAATTTCAGGCGACACCGGCCCGCTGAAAAAGGACCTGGCAGCCAGCAAGTCAATGGTGACCAGGGCCATTGACGACATGGAAAAAAAGGCGGCCAAAATGGCCTGGTCCGGGTTAAAGATCGGGGCCGTTGTGGCGGCCGGTGCGGCAACCGCCGGGTTTTACAAGGCCATTGACGCGGCGTCCGACCTTGCCGAAACGGTTTCCAAAACGGAAAACGTCTTTAAATCCTCTTCCTCCACAATCCTTGACTGGTCAAAGGACGCGGCCCTGGGTTTCGGCATGTCCAAGCAGGAGGCCCTGGACGCGGCATCCACCATGGGGAACATGTTTGACCAGCTCGGGGCAGGGTCGGACATGGCAGCGAAAAACTCCATGGCCATGGTGGAGCTGGCAGCCGACCTTGCGTCTTTTCACAACGTGGCAGGCGGCGGCGTTGAGGTGCTGGCCGCCATGCAGGCCGGATTCCGGGGCGAGTATGACGCCCTGCAGCGGTACATTCCCACCATCAAGGCCGCGGCCGTGGAACAGGAAGCCCTGGCCATGACCGGCAAAAAAACAGCCAAGGAGCTGACCGACCTTGAAAAAGCACAGGCGGCCCTGACCATTATCATGCGGGACGCTGGCGTGGCAGCCGGCGACTTTGACCGCACGGCCGAGGGCCTGGCAAACCAGAAGCGGATTCTGGCGGCCCAGATTAGGGACCTGTCGGCGTCGATAGGCGACGGCCTGATACCTGTGGCCACCGAGGCGATTCAGGGTGTCAACAAATGGATAGCGGCGAACAAAGAACTGTTATCCCAGAACGTGATTGAGTTTGTAAGGCTGCTGGGTGAAGGACTGAAAGGGCTGGCTGGTGCATATTTGTGGGTTGCCAATACGGCACAGTGGACGGCAAAGCAAATTTATGGCACCGCCGACCCGGCTGAAAAACTGCGAGAGCTTAAAAAGGAATACAAGGATTTACAGTCTGTTGCAAAACTGCCGGACTGGGCCGGTGGCGGAACTCGCCCTGCGACAGACGCAAAACTCCGTTCCATGGAGTATCAGATCAGTGGCCTTGAAAATATAATTTCAGAACAACGCGCCGCCGCCGTTGACAGTGAACTTTCCAAGTTTTTTGTTGGATTACAGACAGGCCCGTCCGCTGTAAAACCGGCAGGCAAAGCGGCCCGGCCCACCGGCCCCGCGGTTCCGGGCCCGGACATGGGAAAACTCTCCATGTCAAAGCTGTCCGGAATGACAGAAGGGCTGGACGCCTTTTACGGATACGGCGCGGAAACCCCGGAACAGGCCATGCTTCCGGCCAGGCTGGAGGCCCTGGAGGAGTTTAACCAGGCCTATTCCGACATGAACAAAAGCCGGTATGAGCTGGAGCGGGAAGAAGTGGAGCGCATGAAGCAGGTGTATGCCGATGCCGGGGCTGGCCGGGTGGAGCTGGCGGCCTGGGAGGCTGACCAGCTCAAGGCAATCAGCAAGGAGGAGCGGGCCGCGCGGCTGGGCGACATGCAGTCGCTGGCCGGCGGCATGGCCGACGGGTTCCAGATGATTGCCGAACAGCAGGGCAAATACTCCAAGGAGGCTTTCTTTTTATTCAAGCAGTTCAAAACGATAGAAACAATTATTTCAACCTATTCCGGAGCGGTAAAAGCCTATGAGGCCCTGGCCGCCATTCCGGTGGTGGGGCCCGGCCTCGGCCTTGCAGCAGCGGCCACGTTTACCGCGTTCGGCCTGGCCCAGGTGGCCATGATCCAGGGAATGAACGCGCCTTCATACGACTCCGGCGGCATATCGTCTGCCCGTGGGGTGTACCAGACCGGGGATATTGACGAGGCCCATATCCCGCTGAAAAGCGGCAAGGTGCCGGTTGAGATTTCCGGGGGCAACGGCGGGGTAAACGGCAACGTGGTGGTGATCCAGATGACCAACCCGGTGTTTCAGGACCTGGAGACACAGGCCCGGACCATGACCCAGATTGCCACCCTGG